AGCTAAATACAAGATTACCACCAATGTAGTTAGCTAACCATGTAGAGTTTTCTTTGTATATTACAAATGATTGTTTAAGTGCTAGACCATCAACAATAAAGTCTGATTCATCACCTATAGTAACTTCACCTGCATCATTGGTTGCACCTGCTGTCCATGTAGAGGGGTAACTAAAATTTTCTGCTGCATCTCCCCATCTTACTTTGTTAGGGAACTCTGTACCACTTTCTGTAAGACCTAGAGCCATTAGATAATTACCAAATGCTTTTATGGTTTTACAAGTTGTACTTGCTGCCCAGTTAGGTAAATCAACAAAATTACTAGCACCTGTTGTTGCTAATGCTTGTGGGTCATCTATGCCATTACAAAGAATAGGAAGCCCATTATAAACAGTTCCTGTCCAATTTCCTAATGTAGTTAAATTAGTAGAATAATCGCCACCTGATGACCTTGTAACGTCTGTATGAGTAGTACCATCAGTTCTGTAAATCTTAGCTGTACCTGCATAGAACCAATATGATGCTGTGTTATTAGACCAATTCAATACAAAGTATGGAGCTACGGTAGGTGTGCCAAATACTGCATCATGTCCTTTGATTTTTTTTCCTGCATTATCTGTAAATCTTATGTTACTTGCATGTGAATAAAACTCAGGTGGGAGTACAGTATTGTTTGTATCCTTTATCATGCCCTTTGGGGCAGGTGCTACAAATGTTGCCATTAGGCAATCCTTTTCCACATATATACTACGATATATGGTTGTAAGTTATTATGGGCAGAACCACTACCAGTTGCATTACTTGTAACTGTTGCTGTACCACTACTTCCATCACCTACTGCTACAAAAGAATTATTACTATGATGTAAGTTATTATTAGAACCTGAGTTGTTTGAACCTGTTGTATGAGTATGAGCAGGTATTTCAGATGTTGTTAACGTATGTGTTTTAGCACCACCAGTCTCTTCTAGTGTATTAAATTCTGTTTGTGCAGCGTCAATACCAACCATAGTGCGACCAGTACCAAAAGCAACCCATGTACCAAAACCTAATAATGTTCCAGGGTTAGTTGATACTGCTGCATTGATATAAATACTTCCTACAGGATATACAGCTTGTATTGTTGTAACTGTATTCGAACCGACAGTCACTGTTCCTGTAAATGTAGCATTTCTGACACCAGTAAAATCTTTATTTGAGTCTAAGGTTAGTGCTTTTGATGCTTCAGCAGTACCAAGTGTTGCGACATCTACATAGTTAAGTTCTGTAGTATTGGCAGTACAACCATCAAGTAAATTTAATTCTGTATGTGTTGCTGTCATTGACCCTGTTATGTTAGGGAATGTATTTTTTATTGTTGATTTAAGTAATCTTATATGGTCATCACCTTGAGCAACAGAATCAGTTGCCCCTGGATTTGAAGTATTAAGACTATCTATATATGTTCCTGCTTCTAATCCCATTCGTTACTCCTTTGGGTATTTATCTTTAATTGCTTTTATTGTTGTTTTCCAACCATCTATACCATTATGATAAATGTCATCTAACTGGTCTTCTATTGTTGGATACTCTTGTTGTCTTTTAAAATCATAAGTTTGTTTGAGATTGTTAAAGTCAACCTCTTCTTGCTCAATTCGATTATCTTCCTCTGTTTTTGCAAGATTATATTTATCTAATGCAACTTGATAATCACCTATGCTAGTTATTTGAGCATGAGATTTTCCATCATTATATTCTACTTCGCCTGTAGATGATTCACTATCCCAATGAACACAGTGTACGTCAGATGCTAACGTAAAATCTAAATCATAATATGTATTTCCATCAACACTAACTGTTTTACCATCTTGCATAATTGTTACTTTCATTTAAATTCTCCTATTTTGATATGTAATACCATCCTGTTGCAATATATTTATCACAGCTATAAACTGGATTTCCTCTGTGTGTATGTGTCCATGCTGCTGGGAAAAAAGCTATAGTTCCTTTTTTTGGTTTTACTTTTATTCCATACTCTAAAAATTCTGTCTCACCTTCGCCATCTGGAATATCATTTAAATAAATAGACCATACTAAACACCTAGCATAACTTCCATCTCCATATCCATTTTCACAATGCCAAGAATGAAAACCTCCTTTAGGTGGAGTTTTTTGTACTTTTATAGAATTGCTGTAAAATTGCAACATACCTATTCCAGGATACTCATCTATATATTTTGCTAAAGATATATCTAGTAATTTATTTGTTTCTTCAACTAAATCTTTTGCGTCTATTTCAAACATAAAAGAAAAATCTTTTCTGTTTTTTAATCCATTGTTTGCATCTTCGCCTTTCCATGCTGACATTGTTTTTTCAAGCTCATCAAATCTCGACACCATTCTGTTGCAATAATCTGATGATGCTGCATCTTCATACACACCAATAAAATGAGATTCTTGTTTTGGTTTTGGTTGATTATTTATTCCAATTTTCATTTTAATAAATTTTTATCAACTTTTTTTATAAGACTAATAGCATTTTCTTTATTTGACTTTACCATTTCGTTTCTAAATGATTCTATCGCTGCCCCTGTCTGTCTAATTTGTGATGCATTTTCTACTAACAATATAGGTAGCCAAGCCACGACACAAGAATATTCGTCTACATCTTCCCCTGTGTTTGGGTCTTTTCCTTTCATTTGACAAAACCAAGCACAGTCAAACTTTTTGCATGGTTCAAAATTATTTAAAGGACAGTTATCTTTTATTTCTATTTTCATTAGTCTTTAGCTGCAATAATTATATCTACATATTGTACATCAAAACTTCTTGCTGAACCACTAAATGTTGAAGAGTTTATTGTTAGTGAACCACTTAAATTATGACCATGATTATGCGAACCACTATTACCAGTGTTCGATGTGTAGTCTAAATCATATGCTGCACTGCCGCCATAACGACCAAGTGGTGAGTTTACGTTGCCGACATTACTGATATTACCATATTGTCCATTTGCAGAATCATGAATACGTTTTGAACCACCAGTGTGTCGGTGAGATGGTATTTGATTATTACTTAATGTTGTGTTTGCAATATTGCCACTAACACTTACGTTACCACTTACTGATACATTACCAGTAGGTGTATATGATGCAAAAACTGTTGAAAATGCCGAGCTACCACCTGAACTGGCAGTTCCAGTAACTACTCTTAAAGCATGGTTATTATAACTTGTTGTCTCTTTTGTCCAACCTGTAGGTGCTGCTGTTTGTTGAAAAAGCATTTTTGTTCCACTCGGAAATGACTCTCCTCCACCACCAATACTTCCCCAAGCACTACCATCGTAGCCCTCAAATTCTGATGTTGTAGAGTTAAATCTAAAATCACCATTTGCAGGTGAGCTATTTCTTTGAGCTGTTGTGCCTACAGGTACTTTAATAGAACCTGTACTTGTTATATCTACACCATCTGTTGTTGTTACAAATTTTTCTGTTCCATTATGTTTGAGACTTACACCAGCAGAATCTTGAATAGAAACACCTATTGTAGTAGCACCTCTTAAAGTTAAATAAGATGAACCTTGCACAGTTAAATTACCTGTACCAACATCTCTAAAATAACTATTAGAGCCATCATGAAATATTTCTAAATCTGCACTAGCACCAAATACTGCTTTTGTATTATCTGCAAATTCAAGTCTATTGTCTGACTTATCCCAAAACATGTTTGAGCTATCACCAGTGAAAGTTACATCATTTAGTAATGATATATTACCCTCAAGTTTATTAGTGCCATCATGATATATTTGTAAATCAGCACTAGCACCGAATGATAGTTTAGTGTTATCAGAAAATTCTAATCTATTATCTGAGCTATCCCACATTAAATTATGAGCAGCTCCAGCAAAGTTTACATCATGTCCATTAGTATCTAAGTTACCACCTAGTTGAGGTGTGGTGTCTTCTACAACATTAGCTAGTTTTGCATCTAGTGCTGTTTGTAATCCATCGACATTAGATATGATATGGTTGTGCGAATCATCTGCAACTGTAACTGTAATAGCTGTTGTGCCACTACCACTAGCATCACCACTTAATGTTATGGTTTGGTTGCCAGTTAAATAAGCTGAATCATTTGTCCATTGACTGATATTACCTGATTTATTGGTAAGTGTGTCTGTAGATGAAGCTGTAATATATCCTGCATCGTTAGTCCATTGACTGTTACTTCCTGACTTATTAGTTAGAGTATCAGTTGAACTTGCAGTTATGTAAGAACCTAAATCAGATATGTTTGATTCTGTAATCGTTATTGTATTTGACGCACTATTGATTGTTTTGTTCGTTAGTGTTTGTGTGCCTGATAAAGTTGCAACAGTTGAATCAATCGCAAAAGTGACTGCATTGCCACTACCACTTGTATCTATACCTGTACCACCAGTAAAAGTTAATGACTCAGAATCTAAATCAATAGCTAACGCACCACCTGAGTCTGCTTGAAAATCTAGGTCTTGTGTTGTTATACTAGCCCAAGATGTACCATTGTAATATTTTAATGCACTGTCTGTTGTGTTAAAAGCAAGGTCTCCTGCATCTAAACTTGTTGTTGGGTCAGATGAATCTACTCTGTATCTTTCTGCAAAACTATTAACACCAGTTATATTACTTGCCGTTGTATTTACATTAGCAATGTCGGTTGCGACTGTAGTTATATTTGTATTATTAGAAGCTACAGTATTTATATTAGTTGAATTACTATTAACTGCATTTATGTTTGTTTCGTTTGCGGCTACTGCGTTTATGTTAGTAGAGTTTGAAGCTACACTATTAACATTAGAAATATCTGTAGCAACTGTATTAACATTAGTAATTGAACTAGCTGTAGTATTAACATTAGCGATATTAGTAGCTACTGTTCCAATGTCAGTAGCATCCCCTGCAACAGAAGTTACATCAGCAGATATACCTGCTACTGTAGTTACATTTGCATTAATTCCTGAAACTGTAGTTACGTCAGATGATATTCCTGCCACTACCCCAATGTCTGTTTCATCAGCAGCAACAGTATTTACGTTTGCAATATTTGTTGCAACTGTATTGACATTTGATATTGAACTTGCAGTTGTATTTATATTTGCTATATCTGTAGCAACAGTACCTATGTCAGTACCATCGGCAGCAACAGTTGTAACGTCACTAGAAATTCCTGCTACAGTTGTAATATCAGAATTTATTCCTACAACAGTATTTATATTAGATATGTTTGCTGCAACAACTCCTATATCTGTACCATCATTAGCTACTGTCGTAATCTCTCCACTAATTCCTGCAACTGTGATTACATTAGAATCAATACCAGCTACTGTAGTTACATTTCCTGAAATACTTGAGACTGATGTAACATCAGATGCGATTCCTGCAACAGTAGTGACATCAGATGATATCCCACCTACTATGTTTACATTTGCAATGTTATTAGCTACTGTATCTATTTCTGATGCTGTAGCACTTGAATCAACACCTGCTATTACTGTCCATTCTGTCATTAATATGCTCCGTAATCTATTCTTGTTGTTAGTGCAACACCTGAGTGCCTATCTCTTTCGTTAGAGTCTATAATATCTTTTTTTGCTCTATCATAAAAACTAGCCCATGTTTGAATTCGTTTGTCATTTTGCAGGTAAGGTTCTGCTTCAACTAAAGCTCCATATAAATATATATCAGGATGATTGTCTAATATTTCGTTTGTTGCATTAGAATCAGATAATGGGTTTACATGTTTATAATACAATAATTCTATTTGATAAACACCATCGGGTGTTGGTCTCAATTGTATATCATTAACCATTATACTATATGCTTTAGGTTTACCTTTCATACTTCCTGCATATACCCTATCCATTTGTTCAGGTGTTAGATATTCTAAAGATGTTTTAGGGTCGGTGTTTAATTGTATATTACGCATAGCAATATAATTATCAGGCAATGAATAATACTCTTGGTCTGCCACTGTGTTAGCAGTAACTCTTGTTTCTAGTCTTCTTAGTTTAAAATCTCTTTTATGTCTAGCTTCAGTTAATGCTATAAAGTTAGGAATAGAATCAGTTAAATCTGTTCTATCTAACCAGTCAGCTATTGCTGATTTAAGTTCTGAGTAATTAGTTATTGCCATTATATGCGCCTATTGGTTGTCTTTAGATACCTGTAATCAGGACTATTTAATAATTTCTTTACTGCTTGTGCGTGGTCTTTTTTATATACATCAACCCCAAATAGTCTTTTCCATTCATAAACTACAGTCATAGGTATACGAGCAGAGAGTCTAAACTCGTCTCGTATACTATGGTCTTCATTTTGTAGTTTTTTATTTTGGTCTAAAAGGGGTTGTATATTTTCGATGTGTTCTATAGCAAACTCACCAGTAGGTTCATGGTAATGAAATGTTTGACCATTGCCTATTTTTCTTCTCATTCGCTTAACTCATCTATATAAATATTACCTGAACCACTTGCAAGTATTGCAGCGACTTTCATGCCACCATCAATCTTAAATATTTCAGGGTCATATGCACCTAATATGGTTGTGCTTGTAGTTGCTGTTGGATTAGCACCAAAAGCAATATGAACACCATCAGTATCAGATACTATTCTTACATACTCTGTGTTTGCGTCAGTAGCTGCTGATTGAGCAGATGTAAGACCAACACTTCTAACAAGAGTATTGGTTACTCTTAAACCATAGTTAGGACTACTCATTCTTATCTCCTAATTACAAATGTTACTAATAATTTAGCTGTACCTGTAGAACCACCATCTGTTATCATTTCGATAGTTCCATTTTCTTCAACTCTATTAGCTGCTGTTGGTTCTGCTGAATCTACATCACCTGCTGCTGAACCTGAGTTAGCAACTGTAATACCACCACCAGTAATAGCTGTACCACCAATTTCAAAAGAAACTGCAGCATCACCACCACTAATAGCACCTTGTAGTGCAGATATAATTTTAACTACTCGTCCACCATCTGGGATAGCAACGAATGTACTAGATGCAGTAGATACGTCTTC